GTTGAACGCGCCGACCATGAGGATCGACGGGTTGCCACCCGATGTCCACGTCTGCTGCATCACGTCCTTCAGCATGTCCTCAATGAAGGCGCGCTGGGTTCCGTCGGTGCGAGCATCGGTGCCGTCACCCGTAGGATCAACACCAGCGGTTGCGCCAGAAGACTTGCTGGTATTGGTCGCAATCCATGCGCCAAGACCAGCGGTCTCTGGTGCAGTCGTGGTGTTGCCAGCAACGCGAGCGTTGTTGTCCAGCAAAACAGCTTCGATGTCGCGCTTCAGTTCCTTGCCGCGCTTGGCGACTTGGTAAGCGACCTCGTCAGCGCGGCCAGCCTTGTCCACAAAGGCAAGGTTGTCAGCAATGACGTAGGTGCGCCGACGAATGTGAGTGTAGTTGCCGAGGCGGGTGGTTGCCGAGGTCGCGTCAAAGGTGGCAACGTCGTCACCGTTGATGACAGCGGTGGTTGCGGTCGATGCCAGCGAGTCGGTCTGCCACTCGAAGAACGTGTTGGACACGGATTCGGAGCCGACGTTCGACTGGAACGGCGTCTCTTCGGGCGAGATGTTGGCGATGGTGTTCGCTAGTTCTTCACGGATGCCCTTCGCGGAGAAGGTCGTGAAGGTGTTGGTAACGATAGCCATTTGGGTTGCTCCTCAAAGCAGATTCTTGATGACAGAGGCCGCGTCAGCGACACGACCAGATTGACGGAGACGGTTTTGCGCCTTCTCCACATCAGAACGCTTGCGGGGCTGTGTCCCCTTGGAACCGGCTTTCATCGGCTTCGGGCCAGGTTTCTTCCGCTCACCCTTCTGGGCTTGCGAGATCTTCTCCTTGCCCCGCTCAAAAAGCATGGCGTTGCGCGCCATCGCGACTACCCCAGCGTGGGTGATGCCGTTGACATCCTGCTCGCTGAACCCCTTGGAGAGAAGAAAATCGCGGATTTCCTTGGCCTCTCGCTGCGCAACATCGGCGTTGCGCCACTCGGGGATCATCTCGGGCAAACGAGCCTGTTCAGCCTGAACTTGCTTCTGAACCTGCTCATCCAACTGGCGTTGCCGAACTTGCGCCAGGCGCTGTTGTTCCGCTTCGACAGCCCGAATTTGAGCCTCACGCTGCTCCTTGCCTTTGCGCCACTGGCGCTCCAGCTTCGTCGCTTCGATGGGATTCTTTTCGTAAAGACTGTCCCAATCGGGTTCCGCTTGCATCTGCTGCTCTAGCTGCTGCCTCATGGCAGGCAAGAGTTGAGCATACTGCTCACGTTCTGCGGAAATCTCTTGTTCCAGCGACTGCACAGCTTTTCGCTGCTCGGCCAGTTCCTGAGACTTCCTTGTGTAGTCCGACTGCCTCGAATAGCCTGAAAGCAATTCGTCAAGCGTGACCTCAACCTCCTCGCCGTTCACCTTGACGGTGTAGCGAGGATCTTCGTCGGGTTGCTCTTCGTAATCACCTTCTCCAGCTTCTTCGCTGTCGTCGGTCGGCTCGTATTCGGACTCAACTTGCGCGCCCTCATATTCGCCTTCGGGCTGTTCACCCGGCGCATCATCGCTCGACGCCGTGTCCTCAAGGGGGGCCATCATAGCTTTGACTGCTTCTTGCGCGGTTTGCAGGTCGCCGTTAGCGTTGTCTGCCATTTCGCTTACTCCATTATGTCACTTCGCGGCCTTTTCTGCAACTACCCCGCTTTCAACGAGGATGCGTAGACGACGCCGCACAGCGTCTACACCGACTTGTCGCGCTTGAACGGCCATGAGTTCGCCCACATTGCCGAGTTCTACGGTGCGAAAATCATCAAAGATTTCCTGCTGAATCTCGTCCAAGACCTCCTGAAAACTCTCGTCTTCAAGTAGGCGCTTGGCCTCCCGTGCCCTGCGCAGGATTTCTTCCTTGGTTTTCTTCGCCATTTACGATCCCTTTCACCATGTCGGCCTGCGCGCGCATCACTTCGCGCGCAATCGTTGCGGATTTGCGGATTTGCTCTGCCGAGAGTTGCGCCCCATACTTGGCCTCAAGTTCTGCGGCCTTCATGTAGACGTCGATCTCCATCTCATCACGCTTCAACTCTTCGTCGCGAACGCTCTCTTCGCGCTTGCGCTGCATCTCTTCGCGCTTGGTTTGGACATCGGCCTCAATCTGCAAAATCTGCGCCTGCACAAGCTGCTCATTCACGTCAGGCTCTTTGGGCTGCGGGGGTGGCGGCTGGAAGTTCGCTGGGTCGTTCCAGAACCGCGAGGTATCCTTGAAGCCCGCCAGGGAAGTCATCTCGGCCAGCGTGTTGTACAGCTTCGACAGATCGGTCAGCGGGTTGATCGGCCCCAGCGTGGCCAGCGCCTCTTTCTGCATCTCGCCAAGCTGCTTCAGCATCATCATCCGCTCAGTGTCGGACCCTTTGCCAAGCGCCACCGTGGCGATGCAATCCATTGACGCATCCCAGCCGCGCGGGTCAATCGGAACAAACTCGTTGGTCAACCGAACCATGCGCATGGCGTCTTGGTTCTGCGTAATCAGCCGCAAGATACCTCGGAACAGCGTCTTCATGCCCGTCTCGGCAAAGATGCGGGCGATCATCTCAATGTGCTGCTGCGCGGCGTTCACAGTCGCCGCCACAGCCCCGGCGGTGGAGGATTGCAGCGCATCGGCGTCAAGCCCAGCGGCGGCTTTGCTGATCCCCGTGCGGTTCTGGCGCACGTCGTCCATATACGTCAGCACCGGGAACGCCTCTTTGCCCACAAACGGCATCGTCAACGGTTGGACCTGACCCGGCGAGCGCTGTCGGATGATCGCGCCCGTCTCGGTGTTCATCACATCTTCGATGTTCACCTGACCCTCGGTCACAGCAACGCGAGGGTGAATTGACATGGCCAAGCTGTCTAGCGTGTTGCGCATGAGGACAGACTTGATGCGCTGGATGTCCATCACGATGTCGGCGATGCTCATGCCGAAGAAGTCATGCGGCTCTGGGTCAGGGCAGAACGCCGCGAACGGAATCATGTCGGTCGGCTGATCGTCAAGCAGAGTATTGCCAACACCCGCCACGCAGACGCGCCGCAACTCGGCGATCCCGTCGCCGTCACGGTCAACCTTGATGTAGCACTCGGTGTAAGTCACCTTGCGCGCCGCAGGGTCACTGCGGTCGGTGTTGCGCGAGGTCAGCGCAGGGTTGCGCGTATAGCGCTCAACGTTGGTGTCCATCTCGTCGGTGCTGGACGCCAGATCGACAACCTCGTCGTAGTCATAGCCCATCGCCACAAGGTCACTGACCGTCATCACCCGTCGGTGCGCAACGAACTCGGCGTCTTCCAGCGACGTGGCCCTGCGGTCGATCAGAAACTCCTCCGGCGGCAGCGCCTCGACCTTCACCCGCCCGTCAGGGATGCGCCGCGTAGCCCGCACGTCGTGCATCATCGGTGGCGGCGGCGGCTCCAACCCCATCTGAGCCATCATCGCCGCCTGCTGGGGGTCAATGGGGGGCTGAGGCGCTTGATACGACGCCTGCACGTCAACGCTGACATCGGGGTCGGCGGTCAATGACGCCAAGGCCGCATCGTCCAGCCCCGTCATGTCCGAGACCTCGACGCGGTAGGACGTGTCCCAATAGAACTTAATCACCCCCACCTTGCGCACCAGCGCGTCCTTGAAGGCGCTGTGCAGCGTCAGGAAGCCGGGGTTGTCCTTCTGGAACACATAATTCACATATTCCGTGGCCTGCTTGGCCATCGCCACGTCTTCGGGGCCGCGCGGCACGAACTCAACCACCTTGTCGCCCGACGTGAACACCCGCATCAGCGAGGGCATGATCGCCTGCACCGTGTCGCGCACATCCATGCTGACAACTTGACTGCGGCCCTCTTCCTCATCGCCGTAAGGCTCGCCGCGATAATACTCCGTCGCCTTCGCGCGCACTGGCGACACGATGTTGTCAATGAAGTCCTCAGCGTCGTCGATTTCCTTGCCGACAATGCCCTGCAACTCATCGTCCGACATATAATCGGGGTTTATGAGCGCCTGCACCTCATCGGTCAAGTCATTGATAGTCGGGTCCATGAGATGGCTCCTATTGTACCAAAAGGCCGGGTTTTCTTGGTGCTGGCTGCCCCTGCGCCATGGCCGCCTCTACATCCGCCACAGAGACGCCCAAGACGGCAGCCGCGCCTGCGATGCCGTATTTCCGCACGATGTTGATGAGGTTTTCGTCAAAGACGACGAAGTTGCGAGACCCCTCGCCAGCGTTGCGTGACATGGCGTCGAAGTATTTGATGCCGGGGATGCCTCTCTCTTTGAGCCACTCAGACGCCCATTTGTCCGCTTTTTTCATGGGGTTGGGCTGCGGCAAGTTAGCGCCCACCGCGCCCTCCCTGAAGCCCTGCGATTGCAGCGCATAATACGCATCCTTGCCCGTCATATTGCCCCAAGACGCGGGCATATTTGACAGACGTTCAGCCGCAGCTTGCTCTGCTGGATTAAGGGGGGCAAAAAGGTCTTCAAATGTGTCGCCCGTAGGTGCTGAAAATTCTGCGTATGCCGCCCGCTTTTCCGCCGCTATTTCATCGGGGTCCGCATACCCCATAACGCGCGCGATGCTTGGCTGGTCCCGCAGCGGCTTATCCCAATCAAGGAAGTCTTCTGGGTTGGCGTTGATGTTGACTTCGTACATGCGACCACGGGCTGGGTTCCGCTCAAACCGCACGCCATCATTCTCTTTCACGAAATCAAGAACCTTCTGCGCTTTTCGTGTCAGTTCATCCCGCAGGCCACCTTTTCGCGTCTGCGCCCACTCAAGTTTGTCCTGTGCAGCCTTCAGCAGTTGGTCGTAACTGGTATTGTCTGGCTGTTCGCCAAGCAGGCTGTAAAAACCGTCTGGGGCATCAAGCACATCTACCGTGTCGCCAGAAGGTTTGACAAAAGTCCCCAAAGGGGCGTCCCTGTCAGACAGCGCATCCCGATACCCCCGCGCCACGCCTTCATTCTCGGCGAGATACCCGCCCCAGCCGTATGCCTGCGCGCCCTCTCCGGTCCCCATTTTGCTGAAGTCAAACATGCCCAGAGGGTTTTCTTCGACTATGGAGTAGCGGTCAGGATAGATTGAAAACATGCCCATCGTGACTGGGTCGCTGGCGTCTTGAACGTATGTCCGTCCGGTCTCCTTGTCCAAGACGCGAACAGCAGAGGGGAAATCATGCGGCGA